GATGTTGATGCCAAAATAATGCAGGACAACAAGGAGGCCCAACAGAACGCCAGACGCAGTCGTTTTCCAGTTTGCTACAAAATATGTCTGAATAAGATTACCCATCATTCTCTCCTCTTAGCCGACGCGAGCGGCCTGAAAATGCATACCATCCTTTGATCTTCCCGACCAATCTCCACCCCAAACCCAACCTTCATCCTTGAAGGCTTTTACGACTTGTGGGACGTGGGCAAAGTGGGGGTCTTGGTCGTGAAAGAAGTTTCTGGGAGCATCTAGATCAATAGCACAGCCGTAGGCGTGCATACTCAACACAGCGCCCCCACGCATAACACGATAGTTGTATGACCCAGAAAAGACAGAAACGCCCCAGTTGTCGATTGTCTTTTGGTCTTTTCCTGCTGCCGCCCAAATGGCATCAAATACGCGGGACAGGCTGTCGGCGCACTTCTTATTGATAGAAACTGACGTGACGGGCTTGCCAGCAAAATACATTTTGAAAGGAGGAGAAATCCTTGTCAGGTTCGCCTTTTCCCATTGCGCCGAGGCATTGCCGTTTCGCCCGCGAGGGTTGCCGTAGTAGCTATCGCACTGTGATTGTAATGGCCAAGTCATTTGCCCGCCCAATGTTTATCTACTTTTCCGTCCATTTTATCGAAGATCTGCCGTAGCATCTCTTTTATCTCTTTCATTCCTTCAGAAAACTCATCTCTTCTGATGTAATTTGTCGGCATTTCTATCTCTATGCGGTGTAGGTCAGCCCTTAATTCTTTGACGGCGACCCATAATTCTCTGGCTAACCAGCCAACAACCATTAATACTGAGCCCGAGACAAGATTAATGATCGTTTGCGGTTCCATTTTATCAGCCTTTTTCGCCTAAATACCAAGACAGGTTCTCTTTCAGTCTACCATCTTCTGGGCTTAATTCCAACGCCAAGCGCCCTTGTTCTATGGCTATTTCCTTTAACCCAAGTCTGAATGCAGCAATTGCGGCATAATCATGCGGTAAAGACCCCCAAGAAGATGCTTCAGTCGTGTAAACAAGCTCCTTATGAGTAATACTTAGAGCCCGCATTGCAGAGCCCAAGCTTTCTGGCCATCTATTCTGCTCGTAATATAACTTTGCCAAAGACATCCAAGGCTCTCTTGTGTGGGGAGCCTCCGCCGCAGCCCTATGGAAGCAAGCCTCTGCCGCGTAATGGTCGCCAAGGGCCTGATAGCATTCCCCCATAACCCGCATTGCGTAACAGCGATCATTTATCCACGTCGCTTCTGGCATTTTTAAGTATCTCTCAAGAGCCTCAATTGCATCTTGATGGCGACCATAAAAATACAGTTCACGGGCATAATAAAACGCATTTCTTGGGCAGTGAGGGTCTTCTTTGACCGACAGCTCAAGAGTTTCCATATAATGCCCCCGACTTTTGTTGGGGTCAGGATGATGGGTTATGAGCAGTTTGTCTGTATGTGCATATACTTCCGTTATTCTTCCGTCTGGTCGAGGATATTCATGACAAGGATGCCAGAAATAATACCCGTGTTTTGTGAATATCTTCCCAGAATAAAATGTAAGCCCACAACTCCAATCAAATAAATAATTTAACCTTGTTGTTTCTCCGGGGACCCACACTCTTTCTATTTCTTCACGCCATCCGGGTTCCATTACTTCATCAAGATCAAGCGCGACTATAATATCAATGTCCTTTGGAATAAGGGCCAATCCTGCATTTCTAGCATGATCAAACCTCCAAGGTGTAATACATATTTCATTAACTATCGCGCCACATTCTTTGGCGATTTTAACTGTATTGTCGGTGCTGCCTGTATCAGCTATATAAATAGCGTCAGCATCCTTTGCGCTATCACAAAATCTTTTAACAAAACTTTCTTCATTTTTACTTATTGCTGCTATTGCTATTTTCATTTGTAGTGTCTCCACTCACCGTAATATTTTATTTCAGCATTTTTTCTGGCAGACACAGCATCAGCAAAATCAATAAACCTTCCAAGGTTAATTTTTTTGTAATTGACTTTTATCATTGCGCGCCATTTATTATTGATTTTGTCAAAACAAACGCCGGGGCAGCCAGAAGTATTATTACTTTTAATGGGTAAATTTTTCCCATTTTGAGAATTACTGGCCCTTCGCAAATTTTCTATTCTATTGTCTGATTTTATTCCATTGATGTGGTCAATCTGATCTTCCGGCCATTCGCCGTAAAAAAGCGCCCACGCTATTCTATGTGATCTGATCCGCTTGCCATCAATCATTATGCCTTTATAACCGCCTAATTCTGTTGTCCCGGCAGCCTGTTTCTTTATTTTACCTTTACCTTTTTCTATCCAAAATATGTCCCCGCTATCTGTATCATAGCGAAACATTTGTTTAAGCCGCTCTATGGTTGGATACTTCTCATGCATGAATATAATATATTCATGTTTTTGATGATGTCAAACTATTATATTACCCCCTTCCGTTATGGCTTAATCCAATACCACACATCATTGTCAGTTTGAGAAATTGTCGCCCCAACTGACGCCGCAAACTCGTTAACGGCGCGATTGACTCCCTCAATAACATTGTAGTCGTGTCCAGAGAATACGCCACCGCTTTTGATCTTTGGGTAATAGTTCTGGCAGTCTTTCAAGACTTGCTCGTAAATGTGGAGGCCGTCGATAAATATGAAGTCAAATGCGGCTTCTGGAAGAAAGGAAGCAACGTCATCAGACAACATTCTGTGATGTATTATTCTGTCCTTGTATTCTGCGGTTTTAGAAATAAAGAATTGATACGTCCAATTTCTTTCGTCAGGAGTTAATACGTTGCCGTCCCAGTCTTCATACTCAAGATAAGGGTCAATCCCGTGAAGGATCAGTCCGGGAAGATTATCAAATAGGTGGCGCGTAGTGTTCCCTCTATTGAGACCAATCTCAATTCCTACTAGATTTTCTTTATTTACCATAAGGTCAGGAAGACCTATTCCAGATATAAAAGACATATTTCTACCTCTTAAAGAGAGCCAAGTATTCAGGGCGGTTAATTTCAATCCACTTAATAGCGTCGAGATATAGTTTGTGTGTGTCTTTTCCAATTGTCTGTGACCCCGCGTGATGAACATACGCCCTTGAGACGTAATGCGTAAAACCGCTTATGTTTAAGTCTTCGCACATTAAATCATCAGAAAACCAATTAATGTGAGGAAATTGTGCAAACTGAAAGGCGTGTTTTGATACCCAAGCAAATAGAGGCGAAATAGCCCTCAATTTTACTGTCTTTGTGAGGTCATTATAGCGTATATTTTGCTCGTTCCTTACATTGTCAGAACACGCACCAACAAGCCCAAGCAACTGGCCGTGTTGATGCTTTAACTCATTAACGTCTTCTATTAATGTGTTGTAGGTTGTAGGCGTAAGAACGACGTCGTCATTAGATATAATAATCTCGTCGTGTGTCTTAAATGCTTCCGACATTGCGGCGTTGTAGCACTCTCCAAAAGTTGATCGCTCTACCTTGTGAGATATGAGGTCAACATTGGGCGCGTATGCCTTAACGCTAGATTTCAAAACTGGCAGGCACTTATCGTCTACCGTGCAGACGACGATTGGTATTGGCATCATCTCCCCCTTCCGAGATTATGCTTATGTGAAGAACTGACCCCCGCCAGCGGTATAGACTGTTGGCACAAAAATCCAGCCCTTATTATTACCGCCATTCACGCAGCCATTGGACTGATACGCCTGCCATGAGGCGTTCTCATAGCCAATGCAGTCTGTAATGGACGTATATCTTAGGCTCGACGCGGTTGTTGATACTGGATATGTGAATGTGTATTGCGTCCCCGGCGTGGAGCTGGAAAGAGTTATTAAATTACCTGTTGTGCCCGCAAGAGTGGCCGCACCAGTGAAGGTCGTGGTGGTTCCTGCAGTAAATGTGATTGTCGCGGGCTGAGTTGTGTTCGACAAACCGGAGAAGCCATTGCTGCCTGTTACCGTCAGCGCGCCAGCCCCGCCTTGGTTTAATGTTGCAGCATAAGTAAACCCGCCACCA